CGTTCGACGCGATCGCCGCCTGCAAGATGATGGACGAGCGTCTGAGCGAAACCGCCGCCCGCTTCGCCAAAAAATAACCCGATTCGCCCCCCCATCACGTCCGATAATGGGTGTTATGTTAAGTGCGATGGGGTAACGAGTTATGATCCGATAATAGACGGGGTTTGGAGGCGATTTCCCAATGGCAAGTCCGTGTGGGAAGGCGTCGCTTCGGGCGACCCTTTAGGCCGATCGGCGGCATCCTCATGCATGGCGTTGATCGACGTCGCCGGCAACGTGCCATCTGGACGGATCTGATCCCCACACGCCGGGGCGTCCATGGCCGGGATCCCCCTTCCCCGGTTTCCGCGTGCGGTGGAATTTTGTGTCGGGTACAATCGCCCGGCGAAGGAGGCTGCCATGTCCGATCATGTTCACGCCTGTCCCGACTGCGGTTCCGGCTCCACTCAATCCGTCAGCGTCGCCTGGGCGCGGGGAACGCGCATCAGCGATTTTGGCGGCGTCGGTTTCAGTGGCGGTGGGCGGGTCGGCCTTTTCGGCGGCGTCTCCTCATCGCAGTCCCTGTTCGCACAGCGCCTGGCGCCGCCGTCCAGGAAACGATCGGATTGGATGATCCTCGCCGCCGTCATTTCGTTTTTCCTGGCGCTGTTTCTTTTTGGCGGGGCGATCGCGGGCCAGGGCGATTCCGGCTCCCGCGTCTGGTGTGGCCTGCTGGGCGCGGCGCTGGGCGGCGCGGGCTGGGCGGCCGCGTCCACCGCTCGCACCTGGCGGCGTTGGAACCGAGAGATTTACCCGCGCCTCCGCGCCCAATGGGGTCAAGCCTGGGTGTGTGATAAATGCGGGACGCTCTTCAAGCCCGCGGCGTCCTCTCCGCCGCCCGCCGATGATCGCATCGCCGACATCGACGCCATGATCGAACATCGCGCCGCCCCGACCAACTCACGCCTGGGGCGGGGGTTCTCCGATCGCAACTGAATCCGGCGCGCCAATAAAAACGGCGATCGGTTTTACAGCCGATCGCCGCGCGCTGCAGGAGGTGGCAGCGGAAAAGATTTCTAACCCGCCGCGGGGGGGACCGGTCCGGCCGATATCGCCGAATCCGCGGTTGGCGAAGTCGCGGGCGCTTTGGTCGGCTCGACGGCCGCCGCGGCGATTCCAACATCCGTTTCAATTGCCTTGAGCGCCTCGCCCACGTTCCCTTCGTACCGCACCAGCTCGTAGATGATCAGCGCGCCGATCGCGGCGCCGCAGGCATAAATAATCCAGAGCAGGAAGGGCAGCAGCACCAGCAACGCGAATGATCCGACCATCACCGCGCCGCCCACCGGGACGCCCCAACGCGCCAGCCTGGAGAAGCTGGTGAACTGCAAACCGAAGCTGACGGCGCACAGCAGGAACGCGACGAAGCAAATCAGCATCAGCGGCGCGTGGAATTCCTCGACCGTGAAGCTGGCGCGGGACAACGGGTGGCGGACGGGATTCCCGACCGCCTGCGCGTGCCGGATGGCCGTCTGGTCCTTGACCTGCGCGACCTTCTGCTTCGCGCCCGGGCCGAGCGGGCCCAATGATCCGCAGCCCAGCGGCGCGAAGATGAACAGTCCAGCCAGAATTAAAATCGCGATGGGGGATGATCTCATGTCCCTACGTAGGCCGACCGATCCGCGATTCGCCCGCGGCGAGCACACCTGGCGGTGGGCACGACCGGCGGGTACGCCGGTAAATCAGGTTGCCGGCAGTTGCCCGATGTAGCCCGCTTTCTTGAGGTTCTGGTACAGGTCGTTCAGCGTCACGTAGAGGTTTGCGATGTCGCTTGCCGCCGCATTGAGCATGTGAATTTCGTTGATGCCGAAAGTCTCCGGGGTTTCAGTGGGGACCGCTCCCGCTGTGTAATACGGGGACGATGGCGCTACCGGCTGATCCGCCAGATCGGAGACGGACGGCGGGGTCATGGTCCAGACCGCGTACCAGGGCGCCGCCGAACCCGCCTGGTTGGAAAATCCCACGATAAACCCCGGCACGTACACACCGACGGGAAGCTGACACAACGGCAACTGCGCCCGCTGCTCCCAGCCGTTGTTGATCCAGCAATTGTCGGCGCTGGGGACGTTCAGTTCCAGGTACGAATTGTTCCCACCGCTGTTGCTGTAGATCGGCCCGGCCTGAGCGAGATAGTCGGCGACGTGGCCCGGGAAAATCCGGCCGGTATATTGGCCGTTGGTCGAGTGCACCGTGATTTTTGCCCAGACCGGCGCCATCGGCCATCCTTCGATGTAGACGATGGTGCGCGATGGGTCTTCGCTGGTCTGTCCCATGATCCGCCCAAAAGCGAAGAACGCGCCCCACCCGCTGGGCGGAGAAAGCTGACCCTGCGGCGCCCAGAGCATGTGACTCCCGGGAACGAATTGCTCCAGCACGTTGATGACCAGCGCGTTGTTGACGTACCCGTAGTTGGTTGTCGCGAGCGGCCCGTCCGTGGCCGATTGCGTCAGGCTCGGACGGAGCTGAAAATTCTTGCTGGCGATCGTTCCGCCGGCTCCCCCGTTGCCGCCGTTGCTCAGCCCGCGCATCAGCGTGCCCTTGTAATAGCCACCCCCCGTCTCTGTGCCGATGATCTGCACCAGCGCCAGCTCGCCGACGTGCGGCCACATATCCGGCTGAGTCCCATCATCGCCGATGGAAATCGACGTGGCGGTGTTGTTCACGCCGACGCCGCTGAGCGTGTCCACTTTGTGGCGGATGCGCTCCCACTCACGCACGAATTCCGGTGTCAGTCGAATGTCGGTTTCGTCGGCCATATTGCTCACCCCGTGGGTCAGAGTCCAATGGGAAGGAACGGCTGTTCGGCATAGATCAGGTAAACCAGGAACGTGACCCCGTTGATCGTCTCTTTTTGCACCGATGTGGGGATCGTGTTCGATTGAACGCTGTAGAGGTTCTGTGTCAGCTTGACGGTCGCGTCGGCCGGCCGCCCCTGCCCGTTGAGCAGTACCTCTCGCCGGCATTCCTGCGATGCTTGCCCCCCCAGCCAGAAATTTCCCATGGTCGGCGCATTCGTTGTCGGCGTCGAATTGGGATCGAGATATTTTCCCCGCTGTCCCTGGTCCACCAGCCGAAGCTGGAACGGGTAACGTGCCTGCAGCGTCGTCAGGTTCGGGCTGCTGGGCGTGCGGATCTCGAATTCATACATCGCCTTCACGTAGGGGGAGTTGATCTGATACTCCTCCACCGGCGCGTAATTGACGAAATACATCTGCCCCGGCCCCACCGACAGGGTGTGCTGGATGGTGACCGTGTCGCTGTTGGTCGTGTCGATGTATGACGAGGCCAGCGCCTGGTCGTAATACAATTCCCACCGCGTCACGCGCAGATAGCGCACCGAGAAGTTGCGGCTATAGTTCGACCTGAACGCATCGCCCGCGCTGTTGACGATCGGGTTGCCGCTGGCATCGGTGTCCACCGGCAACGTCTGCTTGCCCCACTTCCAATTGATTACCTCCGGCCGGTTAATCGGGTTCACACCCGCGTCGATCAGGCTCGTCACCTCGAATTCGGCGATGACGATCGCCTTGGTCAGCTTGTTCTCCGTCACGCCGATCGACGTGCAGGTCAGGTACTCATTCAGCGGGTGTTGGCTCCCCTGCTTGATCGGGCAGGAATTCACCGCGTCGTAATCGCTGATGTAATCGATGACGTCCCAGCCGATCGTCGCCTTCCACGAGCCGTCGATCAGCTGCGTCTGTTTCGTATCCGAGAACCGCTGTGTCGCTATCCCCACGGCCCCCTCATCAGTTCGGAACCCCGCGATTTCCGCAGAACGCCACACGATCGCCATCGTGTGGCTTTACAGCCGGTCACCTGACGTAGACCGGCTGCTTCACGCCCCGCTGTCCGTGCAGGAAATCCTTGAGCAGATCCACCACCGTCTTCATCACCCCGGTCTGCTCCTTCTGCGCCTCGACGACCGGCCGCATCGGGTCCTCTTTTTCCTGCGCCGCCTTCGCCGACACGCCGGTCAGATATTGCGCCGCCTCCAGCGTCGCGCGGTGGTCGGCCGATTTGTCCTCCCCGCCTCCGCCCAGCCCCGCCTCCGCTTTTTTCTCCGCGGCGTCCAGGCCGCCCAGGATCTTCCGCGCCTTCTCCTTCTGCTCCTGGGTTGAATTGGCATCGTTCTCGATCGCCAGCAGTTTCGCCCGCTCTTCGTTATATTGTTTTTGCAGTTCCAGCTTGCGGGCTTCACGCGCTGCGTTCTGGTCTCCCAACTGCCCTTCCTTCTGGAGCAGGTCCAGGTTGGCCGCGTTCAGATCGGCATCGGTCTGTTTGCCGCCCAGCGCGTCCAGGCCCTGCAGCTGCCGATGCGCCTCTTTGCCTTCCTTGGAGTTGGGATCCGCCTGCTCGATCGCCAGAAGCTGCTTGCGCAGCTCTAATTGCTCCTGCTGTCGCTGGAGCTGCAGGAGCTGCGCCGCCGCGGCCGCATCCCCCGCCGCCGCTTCCTTCTGGAGGATCTCCAGGTTGGCGCGGCGCAGCGCCTGCTCCGCGTTGGCCGATTCCTGGGCGGCGTGTTCCTTGTTGGCCTTGTCCAGCTCGTTGAGCTGACGCTTGGCCTCGACGCGCTGCTGATCGGTGGAGGCGGTGTCCTTGACGATCGCCAATAGCGCCTTGGCGGTGGCGTCCATCTCCTTGTCGTATTCCATTTTCCGCAGCGACGTCTTGGCCGCCGCGTCCCCCGCCGCCGCTTCGTCCTGGAGGATTTTCAGGCGTGATTGACGAAGCTGATCGTCCTTCCCCTGGGAGAGCCGCGCCGCGCCTCCGTCCTGGGCGGCGCCGACCGCCTGCCCGAGGAATTGTTCGTTCTGGGCCTGCTGCTGCTTCCACGCCTCGATCTGTTTCTGCGCCGCGGCGTCGCCACTGTTGGCGCTGGGCGTCAGATCGTTGATCCTTTTCTCGATCGCCCGTCGCTGCTCATCCGCCGCCTGGAGGATATGCCGAACCTCTTTTTCATTCTGGGATTTCAGGTTCGCCTGCCGCGCCTCGAAGCCCCGGTTGTCCGCTTCCAATTCCCGCTGATGCAGGCCTTCGGCCAGAGATTCCAGCAGGTCGGCCCGTTTGCGCTGCGCCTCCTGGAGCGATTCACTGAACTGGTTCTCCTCATCCAGTTGCTTCGCGTGGGCCTGGTCGGTGGCGAACGCCAGGAGTTTTTTCTGATTGGCCTCCTCCCTGGCAATGTCGGCGTTGGCCCTGGCCAAATCATTCTTCATTGCCTCCAGCTTCTTTTTCGCCTCCGCGTCAACGTCGCCGCCGCCCATCAGAAGCCGGTCTTTCATGTTCGACGCATCGCTGGACTGCTCGATATCCTCCCCCGCCCGCTTGATCGCGTCGGCCTTGACCTTTTTCAGGTCGTCCATCTTGTGCTTGAAATCCTCCTTGGCTTTTTCGATCGCGGCTTCACCGGGCAGCAGCCCGATCATCGCCACCTGGTCATCGCTCTTGCCGACGTCTTTGGTCAGCTTCTCCATATCCCTGGCGAAGTCCTCAAGGATCTGTTTCTTCTTGGCGGTTTCCGCTTCGATCTCGGCCGTGGATTCGCTGCCGAAGGCATGCGCGATCTTCGCCCCCAGCCACTCCGCCGCCTCCGCCGCCGGCTTGCCGACCAGGGGGATCTCTTTGATCGCGTTGTAAAGTGCCCGTTGCCCTTCCGCCGCCTGCTCCGCGGTGCCGCTCAGCGTGGCCCATGCCGCCTTCACCGCCTCGGTGGCGGCGGGGATCACCTCGAAGGCGATGAAGATATTGCGGGCGCTGCGCAGCAGGTGGTGCATGCCGTGCCCGGTCTCGGCCAGCTCATTCAGTCCGCCCAGTTTGCCGCTCAGCCCCTCTGCCGAGTCACCCACCTGGCGGAAAACCCCCGACGCCTGGTCGCGGGCCGTGACGAGAATTTCAAGTTGCTTCGATGGCACGCCTGCGGCGAGCACGACGTCGGCGAGTACGCCGCCGCTTTTGGCTCGCCCTCCCCTCTTGGTTTTCTTCCCGGGCCTCCATCGCTGTACTCAGCGATGGAGAGATACTTCGGCCTTCCACCTCGCCCGTTCCAGCTCGATCCACTCCATCGCCTCGACGAAGCTGGCCGACTGGTCCAGCAGCCCCCCCGCCACCGGAAGGTGCCGATCGGCCAGTCGCACGTGGCGCATCAGCGTCACGGTGCGGTGATCGATGAACTTCCACGGACAGCTCGTCAGTCCGAACTTGCCCGTTCCGCCGCAGCTGGAGCATTCTGGGTCTTTGCCGCTGCAGGCGACGCACTCGAAATCAATCGTTTGCGTGGCGGTGGGTTCTTCGGCGCATCGTCCGCCGTGGCACCTGGCGCAGAGGGCGCCGAATTGGATTGCGACAAGAGCACGGATTTTTTTTTATCCCACTCCGCCATCGACATCTCGCGCAGCAGCCGCGCCTGCAGCTCGGTCAGGTCGTTATCGCTCAGAACGTCCTCCAGCGTCTCTGGGTCGTAGGCGATCGGTTTCCCCTGGCGATCGACCAGGTTGCGCCAGTCCACCAGGATCATCCGCACCGCGTCGCAGCGCAGCGTGAGCGATTCCCGGACCGTCTGCGTCTTCTCCGCGGCGTCGAACAGCTCGGCGATCCGCGCCTGCTCCCGGCAGGTGGGGAAATGAAACACCAGCGTCGGCGCGTGCTCGCCGCAGGCGCGATCGGTGGAAAGGACGTATGAATATTTTTCGTTGGGATCGAGTGCGACGGGCATGAACGCGCCTCCTGAATTGCCGGCGTAATCGCCGGTCGTGCCGACCGCCAGGTCAAAACTGTATGGTGATTTCCGAGTCCGGCGTGCTCCCGTTCTGGCAGCAGATGAAGTCCTCATTGCTGATCACCTTGCCGTTGCGGTCTCCCTCCTTGATGCCGGTGTATTGCGTGACCGGCGCGGCGATGGTGAATCCCATTCCGCTGGCGCCGAACGCGATCGACAGGGCCGCGGTCGTCCCCGCCAGCCAGGATCCGAACTGGTCATAGCTGGCCACCAGGCTCATTTCCGGATCCAGCTTGCCGGTGACTTTGCGATCGGTGATGATCGATCGGTAGTAGCCGGAGGTCTGCGTGGCGTCCTGGCACAATTCCACTTTCGCGCCGTAGGCGATGGAAACCTTGCTGAGCTTGGGCACGAAGGCCCCGACCGTGAGCGTCGCGCCGGCGAAGCGCGGCGGAATGACGGTGGCGAACTGCGGCGTGAACATCGCGGCGTCGGTGACCGGCTGCCAGATGCCCTTGAAGTCGAAGTTGAACACGCCGACCTTGCCGTCCTCGGCGTCGAAGGTCCAGGTCCCCTCCGCACCGGCGAGCATCTTGCGCGCCCCATCCTCGTACACGGCGATGGTGGCGGTGGACTGGGATGCGCCGGCGCTGATCGGTGTGAACAGGCCCCCCGCCTGGCTCATGGCGCACGCTTCCAGCAGCACCAGTGCCCAGGGCGGCGCCGTGCCGGCGGTGCCCGAGCCGTACGCTTCCACCTTGAATTTCACGCTGCCGGCGTACGCGCCCACGTTGCTGGCCTGACGTCCGAAGGCGCCTTGGGCGACGCGCTCGTTGTAGGGGATGTCCCCATCGATGACGACGTCATAGGCGTTGATCATCCCATCGGTGCCGCTGGTCAGGGCGATGGGCGTTCCGGGCGTGGCCTCGATCTTGGCCGCCAGGACGCGGCGTTTAGTGAGCAATGGCATGAACCTACGTAGCCCGCGGAACGATCATTTCCCGCGGGCTACGAAGCCACACGACAGCTATCGTGTGGCTTTTATTTCGCATTCACGTACGGATCCAGTTCTGACACGCGCCAGTTGACCTCCACGTTGATGATCGCCATGTCATATTCCAGGGCTTCCTCCGGCACCAGCTCGGGCGCGACGATCCGCGTGTCCATGGCGTTGCCGCCGCGGTAGCGGTCGATCATGACCGCCTTCTGCACGTCGGAGGTAATGATGTTCACGTACGTGTCGATCGACGTCCGGTCTTCTTCGGCGGGGATGATGAACACGCCGACGGCGAAGGTCTGGTCCCATTCGTTGGTGTTGGGCACCTTGGGGTCCTTCACCGGCCGGGGGTTGTCCTGGATGAGGACGGCGTTGAGGTGGTCGCGTTGCACCCCCGCCCGCGTGCGCCGCTGCGCGGTGAGCGTGTACTGATAGCCGGATTGCTCGGTGACCTTGGCGATGGTGCTCAGCAGGTTGGCGGCGATCAGCTCGATGACTGGCGTGGCCATTAGATTTCTCCCTCTTGCGATTCCTCGGCGTCCCTGGTCTTCTGGATCGCTTCATCCGCGGCCTCGTCCAGGAAGCGTTGATGTTCCGCGGCGTTGGCCTGGAAGTTCCCCTCGAAGTCGATCCGCTTCTGTTCCTTCACGCGCGGGCGCAGCCACGCCAGGATGGTCACCTTCGATCCGCGCCGCAGCGCCCCCTTTTTCGTGAGCCGCTCGTCCGCCTTGATGATCGCCGGCCCCGATCGTGTCTGGATGATTTTGGCCTCCCCGCTCTGGATCATCGCCCGTAGTTGCTTGCGCGTGTATTTGCGGGACCCGGCCCCATTGCGAGCGCCCGGAGCGAGCACCGTCAGCGTCCGCGCCCGCAGGGGCGCGATGTCCCCGCCGTACTCGAAGATCTGGAATGGCTTGGCGCCGGTATATTCGGACAGTTGGATCTGATCGACGCTCCTGGCCGACCGGCTGTCGGTGGCGCGGAACTTGAAGGAGTTGCGGAAGCCGGCGAAGCGAACGTTCAATCGTCCCAGCCCCTCCGTCCTCATTTTGTCGATGTCGCTTTTGCCGATGCGGAAAAACGCCTTGCCCACCGCGCGCATCAGATACCTGGGCGCGGCGACTTTCATCGCCCGCGCGAACGCCGGAACGTCGGAGAATGAAAAATGGAAGTCTGCCACGCGCCTGCCCCCCGAACGCCAAAGGATGGCTATCCTGTGGCTTTGCTCGCCGTCATCCGACGGCGAGCAGCCACATCCCCTCGTCCTGCTGCGGAACTTTCAGCACCACGAAGCGCACCGCCGTCTTGTCGCCGATGCGGTTGTGGAACCAGACCGCGTCCTTGCCGATATTGATCGACTCCCGCCCCGCCGGCGCGCAGGTCCGTGGGATCATCACCTCATGCTTGTAGCTGCTGGCGCCCTTGAGTCCGACGATCTCGCTGGCCGCATCGCGCTCGATGATCGCCTTCAATCGCTGCTCGGGCTGCTGCCACGGCTCGTAGGTGATCCATTCCCCGAACTGCGACATGAAGGTCGCGACGGCGTCGCCGGCCAGGGTGTCGAGAAAATCGCTCATCCCTCTGTCCTCGAAAGCCACACGATGGCTATCGTGTGGCGTTCCTCTGAAGTCGGCCGATCAGGGCGCCGATTTCACCGTGATCATCCCCTCCACCAGCGTGGCCACGTGCCCATCGCTCAGCGTGGCGATGACGGCATAGCTGTAGGCGCTGGCGCCGATCGCCAGCCCGGTCGTGGTGGCGCTGGGGATTTCCACGTACACCGTCTGCGTGATGCCGCTTCCGGCCGTCTGCACGACGCCCGCGATGTTCACGATTGGCGTCCCCTGGTTGGGGCAGGACGGCGAGATATCCGCTTTGAGGGCGATGGTCGCGCCGGTGAGGACCGGCCAGACGCCCGCCGAAGCGGTGAAGGGGATGGCCCGCCCGTCCGTGTTAAAGTAGTCGTCGCCCCGTACGATCGTGAAGCCTGCGTTGTCGAGCATAGGTGATACCAGTTGGAAGATGAGTTGGCCGGCCGCCTGGATGTCCGCCACCACCGCGGCGGGGATGGCGTTGACGGCCGCTTCGATGGCGGCTGTATCGGTGGCCAGATTCGCCGCGGTGGCCAATGCGTTGCCGCTGGCGTCGCTGGCGGGAACCGGGCCGACCTCGAAGACGGCATCCGTCGGATCACCGCCCGTCGCCGTGGCGTGCAGGAGCAGCGGCCCCAAGGTGTTCGCATCGGTGGCGTTGGCCGCGACTTTGTACCAGCCGTTGCCGATTTCGCTGATCGCGCCGGCCGGCGCCGCGAAGGCCGCGCCGTTCTTGCTCAGCAGCACCGCGGGGGCCGCGCCGGTGAGCGGGGAAATGTGATCCACGCTCTGCACCATCAGAAATATCAGTGGAGCGGCGGTCTGGTTTTGCTGGATGATCTGCTGCATGGTGATTCCTGCCAACCGCTAGGTTTGTGCCTTCCTCGATCCGCAGCCGGGCACGCCGACGCCGGCGCCCGCGACGTATTCATACGCGCCGGCGGTTTGCCGATCGGCGAACAACACGGTGGTCAAATCGGTGGCCGCGCCCGTGGCCTGGGCGGGTGTGCTCTGCGCGGTGCGCTGGTAGGTCAGTGAATCGACCGCCGGGGAAGCGGTCATCGCCGACCCGATATCGAAGCCATGCGTGACCGCCTGCGCCAGCGTCATGTTGCCGTTGGCCACGCTGTTCAGGACTGTGCTGGCCGTCGTCCCCTGGATCTCGTTGCAGGCCAGCGCGACCGAGTCAGACGATTGGATGTTCGATAGAACGGCCGCACTGCCAAGAACGACGCCGCTATTGAATGTAAAACTGTTCGAGCCGGCGCTGCTGAAGATCGCCGTCGCCGTCGCGGCGGTTGCGTCCAGGTCGCAGTGATTCAGCACGGCGGTGTTGCCCGTCCCGGAGATCGCCGCCGCGTTATTGAAGCTCAGCACGCAGCTGCTGAAGTTCCCGGCCGGGAAGATCGCCTCATCGTAAATCCAGCAGCGCTGGAAGATCGAGGCCGCCGCGCCCCCCACGCTGCCCATGAATTTGCTGTCCGCCGCGGTCAGCATCGCCGCGCTCTGGAGCGAGATCCCGTTTGACCTCGAGAAATCGCAGCCGAGCATGAAGATGTTGTTCCAGCCCGCGGACGCGCCGTGCGTTCCCCAGGCATAGCCGTTGGTTCCCGGCAGCGCCGATCCGATGATTTGGATCGCTCCGTTCCCGGTCGAGCAGCCCAGGTAGGCGGTCTCGTTTCCGCTGCCGAAGCCGGTTGGGGTAAAATCGACGAAGGCCCAGTAGGCGCTGCCCCCCGCGTACGGTCCGCCGCGCTGGGCGATGCAGTTGATCAGGGCGAATCGGCAGTTATAGAAGCCGGTCGTGGACGCCACCTGGGCGAAGTCGTGATTGGTGCCATAATCCGATTTGCAGGTATCGAAGACGACGAAGGAATTGGCAACGTCCAGGACGCTCAGGGCGTAACCGGCGATATTGCCGCCGGCCGCGGGATCGGTCAGCGTCGTGCCGATCACGTTGACGCCCTTGATCAGCATGTTGGGCGCGGCGACGCAGACGCCCGCCGCGGTGATGACCGAGCTGCCCACCGTCGTCCGCTCGTAGCGGTTGCCGTCCGCGCCCGGATTGCTGGAGTTGAACGGGTGCACGTACATCGTGGTGCCATCCGTCCAGAAGCTGCCCGGTGTCGATTCGAGGTACGAGGCCACCGCCGCGTAATTCGCGCCGGTAGGATGATTCAGCGCGACGCGGTTCTGGAACAGCGCGCACAGGGCCACGCTGTCGGTGGCCTGATAGGTAAAAGTCTTGCCCGCCGTCAGGGACCACTCCGATGAGGGGATGGTCTTGAACAAAGACAGGACCGCCGGGTTGGCCGCTCCCCCGCTGGAGACGAAGCTGAGCCCAGAGGTTTCCAGGAAGAGCGCCGTGGTCAGCCCGAACGGGATCTCCGCGCCCCCCGCGTTATTGATCACCAGCGTATCGCCGGCCAGCGCCGCCGTGCCATGCTGATATTCGAACAGCAGTCCACCCGTCAGTTTCTGATTGGCGTCCAGCACCGCGACGTGCTGCGTGATGTCCAGGGCGGTTCCGTTCGGGACGCCGCCGCTGGCCTGCTGCCACGCCGTCGCCGGTGCGAAGAACCCATAGTTGGGCGCGGCGTTCATCGTCGAGATTTGCGAGAGCGTCTTGAGCGGCGTCGCCGCCGTCACGCCGTCGTTGCTGTCGCTGGCCGTGCCGCTGTAATTGGCCGGATCGACAAAATGCGTGATCGATGGATGCAGGGGCGGATCGACCAGCGACGGAATCAGCGTGTTGCCATCCGCGCTGATCGAGGCGATGGAGAACATCGTGGCCGGCCCCACGCGGCCGCGCCAGTAGGCATCGCTGCCGTTCTGGATCGCCGGACCGATGAAGATGGCGAACGGCGCGCCGTTGGTCGTGCCGCTGCCGCTGGAAAGGACCGTAAAACCGCTCGCGCCGGCGAGCCGGTACTGAAGTTGCCAGGAATAGTTGTTGCCGCCGGTGTTCTGCCACAGCAGCCGCACGAACCACCACTGGCGAATCGGCGCCGCGACGCCCGAATCCGTCAACGTCCCGCCGTTACCGATGGGTGCCGTGAAGATGTGCCCGTTGCTCCCGATGGTCGCGTAGAGGTTATTGTTGCCGCCGCCGCTGAAGAACGCGCCGATGATCTGGTTGACGTTGGTCGTGCCCGGGGTGATCGCGTCGATGAAGTAGGAGGTTTCGATGCCGCCGCTGGTCGGCACGGACGACTCGAAGTAGGCCTGGGCATTATGAACCGAGCCGCCCGATCCGACATACGCCGCGGCGTCGCCGCTCCAGCCCAGGCTGTCGCCGGTGGTGTCGGAGCTGGCCCGCGCACCGCCCGGGTAACAGGTGTAAGTGCCGGAGATGGCGCTGAACGCGCCCAGGTGTCCGCTGTTGCGGACGCTGCCCGCGCCCTGGAACAATTCTTGTGCGATGACTGAAAGAGACATGCGGCCGCCCCTGTTGGATCAGGCAGCCACACCTGCGGTGGGCGATTGTGGTGTGCTCGATTGCGCCGCCCGCGCCTTCGCCTCGTCCCTCGCTTTTTCCCAGGCCGTCCAGGCGGCGCGCTTCTGCTTGATCTTGTCTTCCAGGTTCAGCCCCAGCTTGAGCAACTCCTCCTGGATTTTCTTCTCCAGCTCCGGCCGTCGCTTCTCGATCGCCAACGCGGTGGCCGCACAGTCGGCCGCCAGATCGTCGTAGGCCTTGCGCAGCTTGGCGATCGTTGAGGGGGCCGCCGGCTTTTGGGCCGAAGCCGAAATCCACGCCACCGACGGCCCGGGCGGTGCCGCCGGCGTGGGGTTCGTTTCCGTTGTGTTCTGCTGTGCCATCGAAAAGTCCTATTGACATCCCCATCGCCACCGCCCGCGATCCTCGACGAGAGAAATTTGTCGGCGTACCCGCCGATCGCGCTCGCCGCCGGCGTTATGAGAGTGTCGCGCGGACGCAGTGCTGGTAGCGGCCCACGCCGACGCTGCGTACCGCCTTGGTGCCCCAGAGGTACTTGTTATTCTTGACCGCGTTGTCCGAGCCTTCGCCCAGGTACTGCAGGTGCAGCGGAGTCTCCTCCGCCCAGATGAACGGCTTGACGATCGAGTCCGTGCGGAACATGTAGAAGATCGTGTTGGTCAGCGACCCCAGGCGGGGATCCAGGACACTATTGACCCTCCACCCCTTCACTTCCCATCCAGCCCGGACCAGGTTGGTCTGGCCCTGGGTGATCTGTTCGCTGAAGATGACGGCATCGATCGCCGCTTTGACGGTCGGGTTGCTGGTGGCGAACATGAACTCGCGGGCATCGCCGTTGATCGGATCGCCCGCTTCATCGATGAAGGTGTAGAAATACCCCAGGATCTGCGTGACGATGTTAGACATCTCCACGGCCGTGGGCGCCGCGGCGATCGCCGCAGCCAGGGCCGGGATCTGCGTGGCCGACACGTCGTTGATGATGGTGCCCGTCCCCACCGTATGCGTGCCGAAGAAGGCGGTCCCGTCGAAGCAGATGGGGTTGTTCAGCAGGTCCTGGATGAGCAGCTTGGTCGGATGGTCGGCGAACTTCGAGCCCATCTCCTTGGCCTTGGTCTCGAACATCCCCAGCTTGTCGCGGTTGACGTCCTCGACGTCGATCTCCATCGAGATCTCCCAGGGCACGTTCTGCTGCGTGAGCGTATAGACGCGGGGCTTGGTGGATTGACGCGGCCCGGAGAACTGGCGCACGGCGCCGACGCTCCCAAGGTCGATCGGCTTGACGAATTCGCCGACGTCGGTGAGTTGGTGCGTGAGCGGATTGCCCCACGCTTTTTCCACGCACCCTTCGTAGCTTTCCATGAAGGCCCCCATCAGCATGGGGACCCAGACATTGTCATATGAACTGCCCATGGCAAATCCTCAATCCGTCCAAAGGGTCGCGGACCCGAAGATCTCCGACCCAAGCCCCAAAGCCCGACCGGCCCCCGAGCCTGCGGCTCCCGCCGATCGTCCCTCCCGGAAATTTCTTTCTCAGCCGACCTGGAAGCCTTCACCCGCGAACTCGACCATGCAGACGATGCCCGACACGATCTGCTTGATGACTCCGATCAGCGTGTTGCTGATGCTGGTGAGCGTGAAGGTGTTGCCATCGCTGGCGTAAACCTTCTTGCCCACCGAAGCCGCCGTCACCCCCGTGACGCTCAGCTTCACGCACCCCTTGCCCTTGACGTTGATGGTGATCCCGCCCGCGCTGCCCGATGCGTTATTCTGGCTGGTGTTGGCGAAGCCGACAAAGTTCTCGCCAGCGACCAGCGTGTGAATGACGTTTGTACCCGCGCCAGGTGATCCCGCATCGGTCAATGCGGAGCCTTCCCAGGTCTGCTCGGCGCCCTGCGGATAATCCAGCTCGTCGGAGTCCGCCCGAATCTCATACGTGCGTGGCGTCGGAGCCGCTAAATTTGCCATTGCTCACCCCGCTGTTGAACTGCTGACTCTTGCCCCCGGCCGATCTACTTGGCGGGCGCGACCTTCACGAAGCCGCCCCGGAACGCCGCCAGGAAATACTTTTTCTTGCCCCGGTAGGTCTGCTGCACGCCCCCGACGTTCTTCTCCCAGATTTGCTCCGGGTCGGATTCGGCGTCATTGCGCTCATCGCCGGGTGCGCCCCCCGTGGCCACCGGGTCGATGCCCTCGACCGCGTTGGCGGTCGCGGCGTTTTGCTTTTTGAATTTTGCGACTTCGTCGTCCAGCGCGCTGACCATCGCCTTGACCTCGTCGGCGCTGCGGCCCGCCAGGTATTGCTGCATCGCGAAATCCGCGCGCCCGGGACAGGCGTCGCTGATCGCCTTGAGCCGCGCCCGATCGGAGGCCAGCGCCTTGGACGTCGCATCCTCGGGGCTGCTCGAATCACTGCCGGCGTCATCGGTCGTCTCGTCGTCCTTTTTCTTCGTGAATGTGGTGAACGCCTCGGTCAGGGCGTTGACCCCGTCGAGGATCTTCTGGCAGATCTCCGCCACGTCCGGCGAAGCGGCGTCCGCCCCGCCCGCATCATCCGCGACTCTCACGGCCGTCTTGATCCTCGCGTTAGCCGCCGCCGCCGCCGTCGCAGGTGCTTCTTTCGTGATCATCATCGTTTCCTCGAATGTTCCGATCGCATCGATCAGCCCCAGGGCCATCGCCTCTTGCGCGATGTGCACGCGGCCATCGGCCAGTTGCGCCACCACGTCCGGCGTCAGCGATCGCCCTTCCCCCACGGCCGCGCGAAATAGATTCGCGATCGAGCCGACGATCCGCTGCATCTCGCCCAGGGCCCGCTCGTCCACCGGCAGACCCGGCTCGTTGAGGCCCTTGAACTGGCCATCCGAAACTACGTAGACCTTGCACCCGCCTTTTTCCGCCGCGCCGCTTTGGTCCACCAGCACCGCGTAGACGCCGATCGATCCGATCAGCGCGGAGGGATTGGCGACGATGGCGGTGCACTGGCTGGCCAGCCAGTACGCGCCCGAGGCGCACAGGTCCGAGCAATAGGCGATGATCGGCTTGCGCGATTTGTTCTGCGCGATGAAGGAGCCCAGGTCCGGCGTGCCCGCGGCCGCGCCGCCCGGGGAGTCGATGAACAGCACGATCTGCTCGACCGATTCATCGTCCAGGGCCGCCGCGATCGCCGCCTGGATTTCTAGTGTGAAGACGCAGCCGCACCAGGCGTCGAACTGGTTGGGATACTTGGTGAGCATCCCGACGACAGGCACGATCGCGGTTGACCCTTCCTTCTGATAGAGCGATGCGGAAGGTTGAGGCGAAGGCGCAAGCGGTGTAACCGCCGGCGTCGTGCTCGCCGCAGGCGCGGCGAAGGCGGCGGGGTCGGCCGACGCCAGCCCGCGCAGCGCGGTTGGCTCCATCGCCCACAGTTGCGTCTGCGCGATCGCGCCGATGGTTTTGTCACGCCGCTTCACGATTGCCCCCCTCTCCCCCACCGTCGTCTCCGCCATTCCCATCGTCGCCGCCACCGTTGTCGGCCGGCGCCGGCGCATCGGGCGGTTCACCCCCCGGATCCGGTGTCCCCACCGATTCCTGGTTGGAGGCCGGGGCCTTGACGCCGATCTCCTGCACCATTGTGCTGTGCAGGATGGGGATTCCCGTCTTGCGTTTGCGCGCCAGCTCCTTGGCCTGCTGTGCCGCGATCTTGTCCGGCTTGCCTCCGCGGGACAGGATTTCCTCCTGCTCGGTGGACAGGCCGATATCGATCGCCAGCTTGGCCGCCTGCAGTTCCTTCACCCGGTCCAGATACGGCCAGGGCTTGGGGTGCCAGATGTGTTGAGTGCCGTCGGCGCGCGGTTCCAGCAGCCCTTCCTTCACGAATTTGCACAGCCGCCATCGCACGAGGCGGGTCAGGTATTCATCAATGACCAGCTTCTGCCATCGCTCGAATGCCAATTGCGCCCGCAGGTCCACGCCCTTGGCGGTTTGTCCGCTGACGCCCGAATAATCGAGCAGCGCGTATTCCAGCGGCATGCCCAGGGTCAGGCCGATGATGCGCAGGAACATGCGGATGTTCTGGGAGAAATCATTGCCCGGTTGCTGCGGGGTGATCTGCTGGATTTCCTCCCCGGGCTGCAGCGCCTGAATCATCCCCGGCGCGATCTTCCACTGCTTGTAGCCTTCATCGCCGGATTTGCCGCACGCCCCGCGCAGTCCGCTCACCGCCGCGGCCGGGTTGTTCATCTTGATGAAGATGGCCAGACACGCGGCGATCTGCTGCGCCATGGTCACGGCGTCGATATACTTGGCCAGTGAATCGAACAGGTCGAAGCATTGCGCGAAGCACGGCTCGCCGCGGTACTGCGTGCGCCGCCGCATGTTGGCCAGGAAGAGGAAGTCGCGGGCCTTGACCGGGCGCCACTCCTTCTTTTTCAGATCGACGAACTGCATCACCCAGAACTGGACGATGCGGCCGAATTTATCGACCTCCACGCCATCGTGCAGGAAGGCCATCGGTCGGGTGAAGGGGCTGGAGATATAGTCGCCCTCCACCAACTGCACCTGCCCGCGCGATAGCAGCGCCCCGCCGATGTCCCCATCGCGCAGCAGGCCGTAGACGGCCAGTCGCTGGTGCTGCACCCAGGAGCTTCCATAGAAGTCCATGATGCCGAACCAGTTGTTCATCAGGTCTTCGGCCTTCTTGTTGTAATCCGGGTTGCCGCTGGCCATCTGGAACTGGAAGCCATCGCCGACGATGTTCTCCACCGCGCGGTCCAGCATGGAGCTGGCCACGACGTTGTTCTCCACCAGCGACCGCGCGCGATCGCGCAGGTTGCGTTGCACGATCAGGTTCAGGTGCGGCAGGCCGCCGATCGATTCGCTCTGCGACCAGGGAGTGCTGGCGCGGGTGGGATAGGCGCCGCTGTAGCTGGCCATCAGGTCCGCGGCCTTGCGGAACTGGGCGCGGTGGAAGGCTCGCTCGGGCGAGAAGTAGCCGATGACCTTGTCCAGGAAATTCATGGCCCCACCGAGTTGGTCCGCGCCAGGATGGTCGCGCCGTTGAGTCCGGGAGACGTCGTTGCCAGCACGCGTGACTCGTACTGCGCGATCAGGTTCTGGATATCCTTGATTTGGGCGCGGACGAACGTGCGGCCGTGGATGGTGTAGGATTGCGCCCCGCTGGTGGCGAAGGTCAGCAGCGCCAGTTGCAGGGCCGCGAGGATCTGCGCATCGCTCACTTCAATCGGGATGCAATTTTCGTCGTCGCTCATTTATCCAGCCACCCCTTCGTTTTGCCCAGCCAGTTGCCCCTGGGCCGCTCATCGCGGCGATCGCTCATCGCCCCCGGCGTCGAGGCTGCAGTCGCCGCGTTTTGCATTACAGCGGCATCCACCGTCGTTTCAGGATGGGTCGAAGTCAGAAGATCAACCCGCGCGATCTCCGCCCCCGCCACCTGGTAAACCTCACAGTCGCCCCAGTGGTTGGCCGCGCCGGCGGTCTTTGGCATCCACACCCATTCCCCCTTGATCAGCACCTTGTGCTCGGCGGCCAGGTGCTGCAGATATTGCTCCTCGACCGCGCTGTTGAGCTGCCACCGAGCCCCGAGCCCGCGGCTCCCGCCGGCGGCGCCCCCGTCACTACGTAGGACGCTGAGCCTGTCTTTGAGCAGTTGGGTGTTGAGCAGGTAGAGCGGGATGCCCCACTGCCTCCCGGCCGCGGAGAACTTCACCAGCATCGCCTGCTTGTCGTTGCCGCCCATCACCGGGCGGATGCGCTGGTCGGTCTTGGCCAGTTGGTAGACCTCATCGCGTCGGTAGCGCGTGTCACAGACCAGCAGGTGCGCCTGGCTCGTGCTCGCCGCGGGCGTTTCCAGCGGGAACTGAGTGCCCAGCGTCGCCCGCGCCAGCTCCTCGAAGGATAGCGCGATGCCGTAGGTGATCAGTTTGGAGAAATAGTCCGCACCCCAGGCCCGCACGTTCCAATAGATGCGATCCTTCTGCACGTCCGCCGCGGCGATGATGTACTCGGCCCACCTGGGCACGAGCATGGGCCGTGGCGCATCCACCAGCAGCTCGCGAAACTCCTTGACGCTGTGGCTCTTGATGGTTTCCTCGAAGACCTCCGCCAGCCATGCGTTGCGGAAGTTCTGGAGCTTGCCGGGATCGCCCAGGCTGCGCAGGAACGCCGCCGCCACGGCGCTGAACGTCCGCCAGGGGGAATAGAGGGAGCTGCCGCTGAGCCAGAATGCCACACGCTTGGCCCTGGGCGATTTGCCTTGGATCACGCCGTTGGTGTCGATCGTCTGATGTCCGTCGCTGAGCCACACGCCGCGCACGACCATGGCCAGCCGTTGCGATTCGACGATCGCCTTCCGGCAATGCGCGCACTCGTAGTGGGCCAAGCCCTGCGTCTCGATGCGATCGGCGTGGAGATTGCGATCGAAGCTGGCGCTTGACACGCCGCCGCTGGGCTCGCCGCAAGGGGGGAACTTCACCTGAGCGAAGCTCAAAACCTGGTATTCGCCGCAGTGCGGGCAGGGCACCCAGAATCGCCGCCGGTCCCCCGCCGCTTCCATCGCCCGCCAGATCAGGCCCGTGCGCACGGTGGGCGTGCTGGCCATGAAGACGGTGCGGCGGTATCCGTACGTCGCGGTGCGCTCGATGCCCAGGCTGATCGGGTCGGCCTCCCTGGCCGAGGCGGTGGGGAATTTGTCCACTTCGTCGAAGATCACCCGCCGCACCGCGCGACGCGCCAGCGATCCGGGCGAGCGCGCCCAGGCGAGATACAGCATGCAGGTGTCGAACTTGATGCTGTTGAGCTTGTTGTCCTTGGGTTTTTCCGACAGGTGGGACGCCAGCGGCTCGGCGGCGACCAGCGGTCGGATGCGCTCCTCGGTCACTTCCCCGGCCGACTTCTCCGTGTCCAGCACCAGCATGATCGGGCCGGGGTCATCATCCACCCACTTGCCGATCAGGCTCTCGGTGCAGGTCGATTTTCCCACCTGCGTGCCGGCGACGAAGATCACTTCCTCGATGCCCGGTTCGTCGGTGGCATCCATGACGCCGCGGATGTAGGGCGTGCGTGAGAGTCGCAGGCGCCCGGGTTCGGCGGCGTTGGCCGATGGGATGACGCGGTTCTTCTCCGCCCACTCACTGGGCCGCAGCTTCCGCGGCTTGGCCCAGGCCATCCGCTCGGCATCGCTGAACACCTGGCGGTGCGCAACCTGGCGGTGTGCGATCTGGAGGCGCCCCGGCTTCATGACCGGGCCAACTCCTGCAGGATCTCCTCGACGGCCGCGTCGATGACGCTCTGCCGCGCCGCGCCGTCCAGCCCCTCCAGTTGCGGAGAGATGGCCGCGCCCAGGCCGCACAGGCGGTTGCGCACGACGGTGATTTTCTGGATATCGCGGCGTTGTTCGGCGGCGGCGTCGATCAGCAGCCCCGCCGCCACTTTGTTCTCGCGCTGCACCTTCTCCACCACCGCCTGGAGTTTTTTGATTTGCAGGGATAGGAGCTGCTCATCCTTCTCGGGCGGCCGCCCCACCTCGCCGCTGCGCCCGTTCGCCTGCATCCACGCCGCCGCCTCGGCCAGGTCGTAGCGGTTGCCCTCGCGATGCTTGCTCGGCTTGGAATGCGGCAACCCCTCCGCGCACCAGCGCAGGATGGTGGCGCGATCGACGTCGAGCTGCTCGGCGATCTGCTCGGTGGTCTGCTTACGGACCGGTTTTTTAGGACGGGGTCTCATCGATCACCAGCTCCACGAACAGACCGGTGCCCAGCGTGCCGCCGCCGGCGGTCGCGGTGATGACCGCGTCGAACCAGTCCCCCGCCGCCGTCGTGGCCGCGGTGATGGTGCCCAGCGTCGCGACGCGCGCGACGTTGGAGCTGTTGAGCGTGATCGGCGCGGAGAGGACCGAAGCGCCGTTCTTGTATAGATCGATGGTGATGGTGGCCGCGCCCGCGCAGGGCGCGATCGATCCGGCTTTGAAGGCGACCAGCGTGCCGGAGGTTCCGTAGGTGATGAACAGCGGGCGTGTCTCTGTGGTGGCCGTGGTATTGGGCTGCGGCCAGTGCTTGTGATAGCGGTGATTGAGCTTGGAGGAAGCGACGCCGGCCGCGCCCGCCGCCGGCGTCCCCACGTTGACGTCGGCGATGGAGTTGGCCGGCTGCGAGATCGTGCTCGGCTGCAAATTGCCGCGGATGACGACGTCGCCGGTAATGACTTCAGCGGTTGCCATGAATTCCCCTTAAAAAAGCCCCGCGCCCGCCCGCACACCCCACCCCGCGCCGCGATCCGACGCCGCCGCGCCACATCAGTGCGCCTTAATTAAATTCCCAATCCCAAATCCGCCCCCACCGAGCAGCCGCAACAACCGTATTGCTCGCGGGCGAAAATGATTCTTAGGCCGGGGGGATCGCGCCGATTCATTCGCGTCCTCCGATGTTTTCAATGCGACCCTTGATGAAGGAAACGTCGCCGTTGAGTTGCTTGAGGTCCGCGTGAATCTCTGCCAACTGCTGCGCGAGAAATTGCTGATCGGCCGACCGCTCCTGCTCCTGATCCTCGATCTTCGATTCCAGCACCTGCGGCTTGGTCTCGTTGATTTTGTCCACTTGTTTCTGCATCGTGCTGACATCGCTGAACAGCATCCCGCCGGTCAGGCACACCGATGCGAAGCTCGTTACCGCCAGCCAATTTCGCAGCACCCATTTCATGTCCCTACGTAGGCCGCCGCGCCCGCAAAACGCTGCCGCTGCTCTCGTTGGGGAATGCGTGAAGATACTCGCCGGTCGTGCTCATGTTGGCGTGGCCCAGCGTCCGCATGACCACCGACAGCGACACGCCCGCGCGCAGCGCGTGGGTGGCGTGACAATGCCGCAGGACGTGCGGCGACGTGCTGGCCTTCACGCCGGCGGCGCGAGCGGTCCGCTTGACGATCCGCCACACCTGCCCCGCCGTGATCGGGAATATCCGCGCCTGCGGCGAGCATGTGGCCTGCTGGCCAGCATCGCCGCCGCTGGCGATGCTCGAGGGAATTGAGGACCCCACCATCGCCGATGACAATGCCGCCGGCGTACTCGCCGGCCGTGCTGGCCGCAGGCCCATCAGCTTCCCCCACGTCTCCGTGGGCACGAGCACCGGGCGTGATTTGTTCCCTTTGCCGAAGATCTCCAGTTGGCCGCCCATGCCCTCCACGTCATCGCGCGGCGTGGCATCCGCCCAGGTCAGCGCCGCCAGCTCGCTCCTGCGGAGGGCACAGAGGTATAAGACTTCCAGAATGATCTCATCCCGCCCCGGCCGCGCCGCCTCGATCAGCCGCCGCGTATCGTCCTCGCTGAGGATGCGCCCGCTGAGCGTGCGCCGCAGCCCGCGCATGCGGATGGCTTTGCCGATGTCCGGCATCAGCCCGAGTCGCGCGACGAAGGCGAAGAGGCTCCTGACGCCGGCCATGACGGTATGCCTTGAACCTGCGGTTAGCACTTTGCCGGATTTGCCCACCGCCAGGTCGAGGTGATCGACGAACGCCTGCAGATCGGCCAGCCCGACGCTCAGGATCGGCGTGTCGCAGAATTCCCGGAATCGCCTCCACGATTTGGCGTAGCTGCGCGCCGTGTTGGGCGATCGCCCATGCAGCCACATCCGCAGCAGTTTCTGCTCATCATCCTCGGCCGGCATCGCCAGCGTCGGCGATAACGGCCGCAGCACGATCGCGCCTACGCCGCCTCCGCCGCCAGAGCTGCGCGCCGCGTTCTGATTCTCATTTTGGCTCACCGCCGGCCATCAACTTCCCCTCCACGGTGTAGAATTCGATGTTCAAACGGTCTCCGCGCCGCTGAACCAACAATCGCGTTCCATCGGCCAGCGTGTGGATCAGGCCATCACCGACGAGCAGGTTCAGGATTCGATCGTAATACTGCCCCATCATCGCGTTGTGGCATTCCGCCGCGTCCCTGGCCGCTTTGGCTGCGTGCATCGCGTCGTTGAACAGTTTCAGATTGCGAACATACGCCTCGATCTCCTGGCCGATCGCGCCGGTGGGACATTCGACTTCGCGCATCGCGCTCACTCCTACTTCTGCCCCGACGTGTTGCTCGCCGCAGGCGGCGGACCTGCGGTCGGCGGGTTGATCGCCGGACCCCAGCGGATCAGCTCTGTGATGCGGAAGACGCCGCTGCCGCCATCGGGGAAGACGACGAAATACCAGTGCCCCTTGTCGTCCTGGATCATGTTGTAGAGGATCCCCTTGCGTCCCTTGGCGATGACGATGTCGCAGTGGGTGAAGGGCATGGCGGGAAAGTAAAAAGGATGAATGATGAGTGATGAATTAAATTTTGCATTCATCATTTTGCATTCATCATTTCTCCTCCGGATAGTGCCATGTCCCCGGTGCTTTGCCGTCCTCATCATGTCTGGCGGATCGGATGGGCAGCGTCGCCATCGCATACACGTCCACGCCGAAGCCGCCGCCTTTGTGGATGCAGCCGAAATGATCGGCGCACAGATCCACGCAGGGATCATCCGCCTGGTCGCGGAACATCTGCAGGTTGACCGGCGAGAATCCCCAGGGACTGGTGATGATGGCCACGCGATGCTCCCCCTTGCGCGGCCCGAACGGGATCACGTAGTGGACGGCCCGCCCCAGCGATGGTTTTTCCACCGTCTTGATTCCGGCGTGGGCCGCTTCGACGTTGCGTAAATCTTCCATGGTGAAATCTCCCGTCATTTCCGCTCGCGCCTGCATCTCGCTGATGAACATGTGATTCACGTCGCCACGGCCCCCCGCAGGAGAATTCCAATTGTCCGTGCCACTACGCCGCCTCTCGACATTTTATTTTTCACCGCGGAGAACGCGGAGGACTCAAAGAATTCAGGGGAAGGAAGCTACCCAAACCTCCGCGTCCTCCGCGTTCTCTGCGGTAACAATCCCCCAGGCTAGAACTCCCGATCCCACCGCCGCCGTTTGCGCCAGCGGTGGAAATCCTCCATCAGCTCGATGCCGATGAAGACGACGCACACCGCGCCGACCACCGCGAGGATGATGAAGAACGCCGGCATAAAGTGCTGGCCGCAGGCATAAGTGCTCGCCGCAGGCATAAGTGCTCGCCGCAGGCATAAGTGCTCGCCGCAGGCGTCAGGCGTCGGTCAGGAGCTGCTTGCGGACCGCCGGCTGCGCCGCCGCGGCGGCGCCGCAAAGGATTTCCTGCTTGATCGCCGACTTCCGCTCCGCCTCGTTCAGCTCGTCGATCTTCCCGTCCCGATATTTGTCGAAACGCTCGAACGCCTGACCCAGCGACGGCGCGGGGATCTGGAACTTCAACTGCACATTCGGCATCCCCGGCTTGCTCAACCGGGCGACGCCCACGAACTGCGCGGCGCCCGGGCCCTCCACCACCTCATGCTCGATGACCGTGCGCCCCTGATCGTCATACGCCGCCGGCAACGGCCGGCGAATCGTGACCTGGTCGGCGCGATCGGCGGCAGCGTTCTGTGTTGGCTCGCCGCCCTTTGATCGCGCCTCTGTTCCGGTGTTTCTCATGTTGCTCTCCATGGCAGGTCTAACCCCGCCGCCACTCCCACCAGTGAGGCGAGCACGGCGATCGTCTTGGGCGGCAGCTTCACCGTCGGCTCGATCATCACCGCGGCCACCGCCGCGCTGTGCGGCAGCCCATGCTCTCGCAGGTAACGCTGCGCCTTGATCGCCCGCTTGCTGACGTAAATGCAGAGGGTCCGGATCTTCCGCCCCAGTCGATCGACGCCGCACCTGGCCCGCCGCCAGCGGTCCCTCCGCTCGATGCGGCGGACACGCTTGCCGGCGGGTGTGTTGATGCGGCTCACGAACCTACGTAGCCCCGCCGCCGCCCAAATTGCTCGCCTCATGCGTGATTACGCTTCTAATCACGCACCTGGCGGTGAGCACGACGTCGGAGTACCGACGCCCCCCCGCTCACGCCTTCGTCTCCCCTCCACGAAGAAAGCGAAGGCGCGAGCGTGTGATAAAACCCCCCAGGGTCGTTTATAGGACGCCCGAATCTCCGACGTGTTATCGGTCGTCCGAGCGGCGAATCGTGCGACACGCTCGCGGTGGTGGGGATAAATTTCTCGATTCGAGGGGGGGCGGGCGTCAGCAGATCGGCCTGCCCAGCTCAAGGGCGGTGGCCATCTTGTGATGCTCACCCCACCGGTTGGAGCCGCAATCGAATCCGTCCTGGTGCAGGTCGGCCACGCGCGCCACCAGCCGCCGCCGCCGCCGCGTGGACTGGAGCTGCTTGCCGATCAGACGAAAAATCATCCGGCAGAAATAGCCATACGCATGATCGCGCCGCTTGTCGAAGCGGTCCAGCCGGTGCAGCGCCTGCAGGACCGCTTCGGAAGCGGCGTCCTCCAGGTCCGCCCCGCGCCAAGCGTCGAAGCCGCGCCAGCGCGTGGCCGCCTGCGCGATCTGGTGCAGCCGGATCATGATCTGGCGGCGGTTGCGGTTGCGATGATTCGTGCGCAGCAGGTGCGCGAACTCGAACAGCGTGGCATCCGTGGGATTCGTGAGGTCATTCATGTTGAGGGTTGATCGTCAGGCGAAGGCGCGAGCGAGTTCCAGGCGATCTCGCCGTCCAGCAGTGCCCGCGCGCTTCGCAGCATCCGCAGCACCGCGTCATCCGAGCAGCCCAGGCGCTCGGCGATGCGGGTCATGACCGGGGACCCGTTGGTGCAGAAGAAGACGGTGGGATCGTTCTCCAGCACGTCCAGCAGCGGCCCGAACCCATGGGCGCGCAAGAGCGCCACCTGCTCAGCGGCCGCGATCGAATCACAAACATCATTCGCCATGGGCTTGCAGCCGGCACTATCGCCGCGTACGGCGACACAGACATATCGGGCGGTTCCATCGGGCGATTAAGCCGCCGCGGCCGGCACGCGATCACCCGCCGGCGGCGCGGTTGCAGATAAAATCGCCGCTTCCAGCCTGTCGATGTGGATCTCCACGCCCGGTCGGGTCTCGACGTACAGCGCCGGCTCACCGGGCTTGGGCGGATAGCACAGCGCGTCGATCTGGTCGGCGGGGATGAACTGCTGGAGCTTCTCCATGCTGATCGAGCAGCAATTCAGGAACTGCTTGAGCGTTAAGAAAGGCGAAGGCGCGAGCGAGCGAGACGCTCGCGCCTTCGCCTTCCCCCTCCCCTTCGTGACGATCTTGAAGACTTTGCGTGGATCCACATAGCGCACCGGTCCGCCGCCCTGGAGTCGCGCCAGGCACAGGTCCGACTCGGCGTAGGCGGCCTTCCGCTCGCGCAGCGAATCCTTCACGGATTTGATCAGTTGCTGCAGCCGGTCGGTGGAGAGGATTTTGATGGCACGGATGAGGGTGAGGCGATGATCGCGCACGATCTTCGCGTCGGCGGGGATCCTGATGGGCATCGTGAACGCCTCCCGAAAAAGAATTGTGGGGATACGTTCCTACGTAGGCCGCGGACAGCTCAATGTCCGCGGCCCCGCTTTGCGCCTTCGCTTTGCCCTCCAACGAAAAAACCCGCGGCGAACCTGCGGTTAGCAGTATCGCCGCGGGTCAGGAGTAAAGTGCCCCGTCTTGCCCGCTGTGCTTTTGTTGGTGGGATTATAGTCGGGGAAGTTGCGAGTTGCGAGTTGCGAGTTAATTCAATCAATCCTCAGACTGTTCTTCTTGCCGGTATGCACCAGGCGCAGGTGGTGCCCACCGCCAGGTGGCTCGATCTCCAGCAGTTCCGACGTGTCCTTCATCTTTTGCATCGTTTCCTCCTGTGCTGACGTTTTTTGATCACGCTGAACAGAGCCATGGATCTCCACCACTCCATCTGCGCCATCCTGTAGTGGCGCAGGTCGTCGTACAGAGACCAGAGGTCCGCGAGGGTCGGTGTGCGAGGCTTGCCGGCGGATCGGCGTTTGACGCGGCGAGTCTTCATCCGTTCTGATTATCGGCAATGCTCGCCGCGGTCCCCAGCGCCGTCTCGACGGCTTCGCAGGCTTTCTCGACGGCGTCGAAGCTGGCGCGGAGGCGGGCGATGTCCTCTCGCCACTTGCCGGCGTAGGCGCCCGACGCGGTGGTCAGGTTCAGATTCTTGACCGCCGCCTCCATGATCGCCGCCTGAAACTTCCGCACGAAATCATTCATGAGCGTTCTCCATCTGCGATGGAGGCCTGGGATTCGCCGATCATGGTTCCCCTCGATCCGCCCTGAGCTGTAGGATAAACTGATCGGCCTCATCGAGCATTCCGAAACTAATGCAGGTGCTGGCCAAGACGCGAAGCTGATCCGTGCGGTCGAACGGTTCGAGAATTTCCGCCATGCGGTTGATCGCGCGAAGGACGGGATCATCTATCGACATTCGCTGCCCGCCCGGTCGGACGTCCGGCTTGGGCGTCCGCGGCTTCATTCCGACGCCGCCTTTTTTTGTTGTAGGCATGCTGTCTCCTGTTCGCGCATCATCGCCTGGAGGTATCGCTCGACCGCGTCCAGCGACGGCCAGACGTCGATTTTCTTTCCGCGTTCCAAAATCTCCTGGCATCGATCGACGTTCACTTTCGGCCCACCTTGGACGAGGCCGTACCGTCTGGCCGAATCGAGGACGAGCGCGCCATGCGCCGCGTCGACGGCCCATTGCCATTCTTCCCGCGTTTGCGGATCGGTCGAATCTGGCATTTCTCATATCTCTCGGTCATCTCGGCGGCAAAATACGTCGTCGCGCGAAACGATTCACTGCGCCGATCCAGCCCAGCGCCGACGGCGCAGATCACCAGGCTCTTGATCATCCGCACCAGCTCCGCCTTGGTCGGCGACTTCATCTGCGCGCCTTTTTGGCCGCAGTCGTCTTCGCTGGCGATTGAACCTGCGCAAAAGCGGCGGCGAGAATCTCGCCGAGGGTCGAGGTGGGATTCGTCCCTTGAGGGCGCGTGCCGGCCTCCTCGATAGTGCCGTTTGAAAATTCGGTGCGTTGGTAATTCACCGGCACGATCGGCTTGCCGTTGATCTCTCCGTCGATCATCACGATCTTGATGGAGGTCCTCACCTTCGTCTTTGCCTTGGCCATGGTCTTCTCCTTCTCATTCGCACAGCGAAGTGCGGTCCAGTTGTTTAAACCAATGCTCCAGATCACTTGGCCCGCCTTTCCAACATCGCCACCATCGTCTCGGTCTGGCCGCGAAGGTAGGCCACGGCGCGCGCGAGTTCGTTGATCGCGCGGGACAGTTCCCAAATCGCCTCACGCAGTTCGTCCGTTGGCGGCCGCAGAGCTCCCCTGGCGATCCATTGCTGGACAATTCCGTCTCCCGCAATTTGCCTGCGCCGCTCCGCTTCGTTCGGCAGGGTATAACTCATGAGGCCTCCGCGTGATGTCGATCGAGGACCGACTTGGCATCCTGAAGTGTCTTCCACTCCGGCCGCTCCTGCTGGCCGTTGGTGTCGGGGTGCAGCGCCTTGACCGCGCGCAACCAGGCGGCGCGGAAAACTCCGACGACGTCGATCACCTGACGCGGCGCGAAGCCCCCATGCTTGGCGATGAACGCCGCGGCGTCTTCCACCGTCATCGGCGGCGGCGTGAGGATCGCGCCGGGCAGTTGCTTCCAGCCGGTGTATTGCTCCCCGCGCTTGGTCACGCCATAGATGTCGGCCATGCGCAGCCGTTCCAGCGTCAGCGCGATCGCGCGGAGGTTGTCTTCCCAGTTCACGCAATCGTCGCAAAGAAATTTCAGCGGCCCCAGCCTCTTCGTCTCGAATGACAGGATGATCCCCGGGAACGATGGCCGGCGAGCGTCGGCGCGAATCTTCCCGTCGTTGCGGATTTCGCGCTCCGAGAACTTCGCTTCGATCACGATCGGGATCAACGCGGCCAATTTGTAGAGCTCGTGATCGAGAATGCTGTAGGTGCTCGAAAGCGTCTGCTTGAATGGGCGCGTCTTGCGCTTGTGGCGCGGCGTCTCGGGTCGCGGCCACGTGCCCAGGGGGCGGAAGATATATTCGCCCTGGCTCATCGCTGATCGGCCCGATCAAGTTCCTTGAACCAATGCTCCAGGAATTTCTTTTCCTCGGGGGTCATGCCGGGGACGATCTGGGACGCCTCGATCATCCACTGGCGGAAGGCCAGCACCTGCGCCCGAAACATCGTCGCCGGCTGCGATCCTCGCAACCGCTCGATGGTCATCCCCGGCCGATCCATCAGCAGCAGCAGCTCGACGGTGGCCAGCCACAACCCGCCCAGGTGCGTGGGAACGCGACGATGCAGAGATTCGGCTGCTGGTGATTGCACCTTGCGGCGAGCATCTTCGAACTGGCGATTGGTGATTGACATCAGCCAACCTGACCCTTCGTCGGCGGCTTCACGTGCGTACCTTCCAGCCGCTTTATCTCGACGTAGCAGTCCGAGGAGATTCTTTCATCGCCCCGCCACGACGCGCTGCCGTGGGCGCGGACGCTCACGAGGAAATCGTCGGGACCGTCGCCCCGGGTCGCCTGCTCGGACTGGTTCATCTCCAGCAGCGCGATGATGTGCGGCGCGGCCTGCTCGATTTCTGTTTTCGACTTGCCACTATAATGCCCCGACTCCTCGTGGATCGCTTGGTTAACGTCGATCGCCCGACCGACAAAATGCATGCTCCAACTCATCGCAGACTCCTTTCGGTAAAATTGGCTCTTCTTCGCGTCCTTCGCGCCTTCGCGGTGGAAACGCTTCAACCGCTAAGGCGCAAAGAGCGCGAAGAAACTTCCAGTCACGGATTCACCTGCCGCTGCGGCATGGTGTGCAGGCCCGCGTTGAATGCCGCCTGCGCGCATTGCAGGTCGCTGCATCCCCGCGCCGGCGCGGCGGTCAGTCTCTGCACGTTGCCGGCTTCGTCCAGCGCCAACTCCACGATCACGACGACGGGAGACCGACCGCTGCCCATCCGAAAATGAACCATCCACGGCGGCTCGGCCACTGTCGCGGTCTTCTCATCCATGATCGGCTCCCTTGTACTGGCCGGGTACGAGCTTCATCGCGTCGAGAATCCGCCCCTCCCGCCGCTGCAATGAGCTGCGATGGTTCTCCAGACGCATCATGCGTCGGCAATTGGTCTCGCGTGACATCGCGCACTCCACGCGCAACACTTCGTCCTGGATCTCGATCAACTGACGGCGCAACCGATCCTCGATCCCGAGCAACACGACTGCACTAAACGTTTCGCGTTTGATCACGGCGTGCCTCCAGTTGAAGTGCTCGCCGCTAGGCGGATGATGATGAACAGCGCCGCCAGGAGGAATCCCAGGAGCATCCCGCCGATGAATCCCCAGAACGCGTTGCGGACGATCCGATCGCGCCGGTTCATCTGCTCCATGACGTCCAAGTGCTCACCGCCAGGTGTCATATGATGCCTCCGATTTTGAGGATGGCCAGGACCATCAGTGCGACGGCGACGATGCCGCCGACGGCGATCAGGGCGACGCCCCAGGCGGTTTTCTGGAACAATCGCGCCTCGGCGTAGTAGGCGACGTATTCGGGATGCACGTCGGCCATCCTCAGCGGCTTGCCCGCCGCGCGCAGGGCATCCACGCGCCGCTGCAGCTCCTCGTCGTCCAGGGGTTGGGGCGGAGAGAATTTCATGATTTGCCTCCCTCGGGAAGCGAAGGCGCCCAGCGGCGCGCCTGAGCGGCGTATTTTTCGGATCGCTCGATGCCGGTGAATTTTCTATTGTGCTCGCCGCAGGCGCGCCAGGTGGTGCCGTTGCCGGTGAAGGGGTCGAAGACTCGATCGCCGGGATTGCTCGCGGCCAGGACGATGCGCGTGAGAAGTTTCTGGGGCAGTTGCGGCGGCATGTCGTCGAACGGGACGCGCTCTTTGGAGTTGCCGGTGACGCAGGGAATCTCCCAGGGGATCTGCCAGACGTCGTGAGGGACGATGCCCTTCTCGCTGACGCGCCGCGCATCCTCGATCTGGTCCCGGCGCGACGGCATGCGGATCAGATCATCGTTGAAGATGAATTTGCTGGGCGAGCGGGTGAAGTAGTGGATGATCCGCGCCGCCGGCTGGAAGTTGGCGCGGGTGTGTTCGGGGAAGTTGCCGTGCCAGGTGATCATCGCGCGCCAGTGCAGGCCCAGGTTGCGCAGCAGCACGTCGAAGCGGCCGGCGTAGCGCGTCGAGATCATCACGAACAATGAGCCGTCGGACGTGAGCAGCCGCGCGCAGTGACGCATCCACTGTTCGCACCAGGCGAGATATTTGTCGACGGGCAGCTTGTCGCGCGTGGGGTCGGCATCGTAATGCTCGCCCTGGTTGTAGGGCGGATCGGCGAAGATGAGGGGGAAGGATTTATCCTTCATCTTGGGCATGATCTTCAGGCAATCGCCCACCGTGACTTGGCAGTCGGCACTATCGTGGTTGTAACCACGAGCATCGCCATTCACATTGGCGAGTTTGCGAACCGCCAGGTTTTTGGACTGTTTGAGTCGGGCCTGATTGAGGTTGAGCTTCCCGCCGTGGACCTTGCCGAAAAGATCGGCGGATTCACGGCTCATCTGTTCGGCGTAAAAAAAGCTGCGGCGATGTGCCCCGGCGATGGCGATGGCGGTCTGGACGATTCCCCGGTACACGCCGCCAGGCGCGTCCAGCCACGAGTGCAAATTTGCACTTGTGGGTTTTTTCTCTAAAAACGCCCCTTTCTCATCCCTGGGGCGCTGCGGCAGCCCATGCTCCCGGGCGAGCTGCTGGGCGATGAGGACGGCGCTGCACGCACGTTGGCTTTCGTTGAGGTGCGGCGGAATGTTGAGCCGCGCCGCCAACTCCGCAGGTGAGCCGAATCCGTCCCATTGCTCGAACTGTAATGGCAGACCGGCCATTTTGCAAGCGAGAACGCGATCGCGGTTGTCGATGATGAGCCGGCCAGCCCGCAGAAACTTCGGTGCGCTGCCCAGGCGTCGGAAGTGATCGGCCAACTGCGCCAACTCCACATCGGGCAGCGGCGGCACGATCTCGGCCGCAGGATGAAACTGCAAATCCTCGTCGACCACCGTCGCCGGTGGCGATGCGGTCCGCACCGTCATGCGCGGCGATGTCGCCGGCGATTTGCTCACCGCCGGATGCCCGTTCACCTTTTTAATTGGCTCCCTTCGGCCCAGCTCAGGGCTGGCCGCCAATGTCGCTGTCAACGTGCACCTCCGTGTGTTGCGGCGATCGCCGCGTGAGAATTGTGCCGCGCTGCCTGCTCGACGATGCCGCGAAGGATGGCGTGGGCCAGGGGGATCGGAACCGCGCCGCCGACCTGCTTCATCACGTCGGTGGGTGAGCCGTAAAAAAGGTAATCGTCGGGGAAGCCCTGGATCGCCGCCAACTCCTGCCACTCCGGATTGCGCATGCCACCGGGCAGCGACGGATCGACGATCGCCATTTCCGCGTCCCTGCGAGAGCATTGAGACAAAACGGTCGGCGCTTTGCGATCAAGCTCGGCGGCGAGACAGGTCTGTTTCGTGAACGTCCTGGCCCGCTGTGGGATTCTCCCCATCAGTCGTCGCCCGATCCGATAGGGACCTGGCCGGATGCAATCCCGCAGAAGCTTCGCGCCGCCCACCGGACATTTGCGTGGCCTTGGAAATTCGCCGATGAAGCAACGCCGCCGACGCTGCGCCGACCAGTGGGCGGCGTTGAAGATTTCGTAAGGGGTGAATGGCGGCAGCTCGCGAGTAATCTGCGTCACATCCTCCAGGCACCACCATTGCGGCTCGATCTGTTTCACCAGGCAGAGGCAGGAATCCAGGGTGAGACGGTTCGCTTCGCGCTCGGCATGGTCGACCTTCTGGATGTGCCTATAGACGCTGAGCCATTGACAGGTGATCGCGCCGAGCACCAAGCGCACATCATGGTCCTGGGCGAAGGCGATGATCTTCTCCTGCACGACCGGATCGCGCACATCGACGGCCCAGATGGTGACGTTTGGATGATTCAATCCATACGTGACGCACGCAGCATCCCATAGATCGACCGCAAGAATCACGTCGATCGGCAGCCCGCGCGTCGCGCAGCCCCAACCGCCCGCCCCGCAAAGCAGATCGATGGCCTTGATCCGGTTCACGCGCGGCCCTCCGTCGAAAGAATTCTTTTCAAAATCATCCGGTTGGCCTCCGCGGCGATGCTCGGCGGGAAATCGTTCATGATCGACGCCTGCACCATCGGCGGCTGAGACGCGAACCACTCCACGAGTTGGCTCATCGCCCGCATCTTGATCTTGCCCGCGCCGATGCAGTACGCCTCGAGCGCGGACCTGGCCCGCGGGGAAATCTCGATGCGCAGGATGATTCTCGGCGTCGCGCTCAACGCGCACCTCCGCGTGCGGCCGCCGCCATCGCCGCCATCGCCGCGCGGCGTCTTTGCTTCTCGATCCACGCTTGCGGGCCCTGGCCCATCTTGTCGGCGCACGCCGGACAGAAGCGCTTGCCGTCCTCCGCCGTGTGGTAAATCACGCGCGTCCACTGGTCGCAGCCGGCACAGACCTCGCCGTGCCAATCCTCGATCCGGCAGTGCCGCCCCGCCGCGATCGCGGCGGACATCCCAGCCTCGATCTCCGCCCAGGTGGGGGCCTGCGGCCGGCTCATGAAACACCGGCCTTCGCAGCCGTGGCCTTGGCGCGGCGAATTAGGTCCTGCGCATCGGCCTCGATCTGTTGCAGACTGATGTCGCCTCTCTTGTCCGCGAGCTGCAGCAGACGCTGGGCAACGGCGTCGGCCATCTCGCGATTCGAGTACCAGTTGATCGGCGTGTTGCCGCAGAAAACGCCGAAGCCCCCGAAGCTGGGCGCGACACGCGCCGTGGAAGGATTGATCTCCACACCGTGGGTTTTCATGATCGCACCTCCGCGGCGCACGGCGCCCCAATCCATATTCTGCGAGCGTCCGCAGCTTCAGACGTTTGCACCAACAATTGCGGCTGCTTGTACGTCCGCGTGATCCTGTGCCCGACGATTCTCATTTTGCCGCCGAGGTGATGCACGATCGTGTCGCGAGGAAACTCTCGCCGCAAATCTGCAACGGATTGGCATCGCGTCATGATCGCACCTCCTGGAGCTGCGGCGTGGCGATCATCTTCTCGGTTCCAGATTTAACGCGGATGACGACTAGGCCGCCATTCGTGACCGTGCGTTTGGTCTTGGCGAGAAGCGCCCGCTGGATTTTGTGCCAGGGGATTTTGCTCGTATCAATGAGAAGCTCTAACTCCGCGTTGATAGTTCCGACTACCACTGACTCCCGGGAGACAGCGCCATTGGGGGAAGTCACCTTTCGGAATTCTTTGAGGTCAGCCTCATGGCGACCAAGTTGAATTATGCGAGCCTCGCTCATGATCGTACCTCGCTTTCCAATTCCTCGACGGTGGGGAAGCGCGAGCGGATCGTCGATTCCAGGCGCTCTACCGCCCCGGCCAGGTCAGCCACAAGGCCGATGAAATCAATCTCGGCGCGATGACGTTCGTTCGCTCGTTCCTGCCGCCGCCGAATCGACTCGACGCTCGGGGTCGGCGTTTCGTCCACGAGCTCGCGCACTGACAATGGCATGACTGCCTCCAATCCTGTAAGTTGTCGGGGCTTCTAATCCACCGGCGCCGCCTGCCCTTTGGCGCGCGCCGGTTTTTGACTTTGCAGTCGGCACTTAATTTCCAGCGGCCGTCGATCGAGTCATTAACACCAACGTCAAAAAACCTCGATCGACCGCGCCGCTGGAATTTCATGTCCGGCGAACCTGCGGTCTGCGATCTTTCTCGATCGCCGGGATTACAATCGGGTCTACGTACCACTGCTCGCCGCGCTTCACCGCGACGCCCTGCTCACTCCAAAGCCGCAGAAACTTTTTGTGCAGCATCTCCGCCGGCCAGCCGGATCGCTGGGCGATCTGCTCGACGGTCAAATAACCCGCCGGGATCGGCCTCGTACACGCCGAAGTGCTCACCGCCAGGTGCGGATCGGGAAGCTTCATGGCTGCCCCCCCACTTCCGCCGCGGCCGCGGACCGCTCGCGCGTCAGTTGATCGTGCAGCGCGTCCACCATCGGCGCGAAATTCAACGCGACGAATCGTTTCCCTTCGTACAAATTGCGGAGGAAGTGATTGTCCGCCGGCACCTGCTCGATGAGCCGATCGATCAATCCCGCCAGTTGCTCATCCGGCAATGCCTTCAGTTCCGCCAACTTGGCTCGCCGCAGCTCGCGTGGATCCTCCGGTTGAGCAGATCGAAACTGTGATGTGGCCGCATCGATCTGCCGCGCAACCTTCGCCGGCTCGATCATCCCGTCGAACGGCTTCACCCTGGCGTCCTCGATCTGCCTGCGAACGCGATCGAGAATATGCGGGCTGATGTTGCCCGGTTTTTTGATCAGGCTCCTGGCCAATCCGAATCGCTGGCCCAGTGGCTTGTGCGTCGCCTCCTCGCAGGCGGCACGGACCACTAGCAGCGTCGCGGTTGGAAGGTTGAGGATTTGGAGGACCGCTTCGTCGCCGAACCCGAACTCAGCCAGCACTGAAGCAGCAGCATCGGCCCTCCGCTCTTCTTCTTCTACAGCAGGAGAAGAAGAAGAAAAGACCTCTGTAGTATCGGGGGGGGGTGTTGCGCCCGTGATAGTACCCCCTCCTAGCGCCGGCGCGCGCTGGTTACAAGCGCCGGCGCGCGCTAGGGTTCCGTCAGGTACAACCTCAGGCGCGCGCTGGTTCCCAGCGCCGGCGCGCGTTATAGGATTGTTAGGTACAAGCGCCCGCGCGCGCTGGGTACTATCACGGGCGCAACGCCCCTTCTTGCTGGATCGTTTGACGGGAAACGGATTGGACCGATCGGTGGCTTCCTTCGGCAAATGCAGCTCGTAGGAACTGGCGCTGGTCGATGTTCCATTTTCGATGCAGGTGATGATCTTGGCGGCGACCAGTTCTTGCAGCAGCCGAGCGATATGTCCACGCGTTCCGGTGCTCGGTATTCGGCCGGTGGCTTCGCAGAGATAGCCCTGGCTGACCCTGGCGACGAAGCGGTGCTGTCGGAGCGCGTCTTCATCGAGCACCTCCAGCATCCTCACCAGCACTTCGAAGGACGCCGCGTGGACAAAAACTTTTCGCCGCCTCAACTCTACCAGGAAACGGAGGACGACACCGCCGTGCGTCTCGATGTGAAGCTTGTACGCCTCATCACTGATGAACGTCGTCTGGTGCAGTTGGGAATTGGAATCGCTGCGCGCGTTCGGCGCGTCATCGGAAGAAATGCGCGAGCCCACCGTGGCTCACTTCCCGACCTCGATTGACCTTGCCCTTCGAGTCACGAGGTCGAGGCGTCATGCCTGCGGCAGATGCTCGCGTCGTCGAAGAGGCGTGGTTAGACTCAGCGCAAGGTCAATCGCCACTGAGCCACCACGGGCGGGCCGCGAAGCCCGGATCACCCTTTCGCGAGAGTGATCTGCGTGGAATGATAACCACGCCTCTTCGAAGACGTCAAGTTTTTCTTCACCCGCTGGTGCGCTCAGGCGCGGCCCGCGCGGGTGGGGTTGGCACATTCATCCCCCCCTCTTCGGACCAGCCCCGCCGCCAGCACGACACAAATCTCCCGCCCCATCCCGGCCAAAATTTATCGCCCCCAGGCTCGATTCCCCTCGATCGCGCCTCCAGCACTGCAACACCCGAAATTATCGGCTGGCGAGCCTCCCATGTCAAGTATGGGTGTTATGTTAAGCTCGACGCAAGGGGCCCGCGAGCGAGGTAAAATCTCAAAAATGCCTGCAAAAACCCCGGTTGCGGCGCATCAATCGCTTACGCCATGGACCATTTCCGTCGCGCTG